GTGTAAAAAAAGGAAGGCCCATGAAGCTTTACAGTGAGAGTGTCCGCCAGGTGATACTGGCCCCTAAACGGGAACATAGTAGGAAACCTGATCAATTGTTTGAAAACATTGACGCCATGTACCCAGGGGCCCGGAAGCTTGAAATGTATTCCCGTGAAGTTAGGCCAGGGTGGGAACAATGGGGAAACCAAATTGGCATGTTTGGGAAGGAAGAACTATGACCGCCACCCAGGGCTTTTGGACATGTTGGGTAACTATGGCCGTACTGGCCGTACTAATCGTGTGGTGGGGTGAGAAATGAACCGGGAAGAACGTGACCAGCTACGGGCCAAACACCGTAATGATGACTGGGCCATACCCGGACAGTGTAATGAGTGTGGAAGTTATGAATACCCCGTGATGTACCCCTGTGACGTGATCCAGGTACTAGACGCCTGGGAAGCCACGTTACCCTGGGACGTTATTGACTGGGCAGACTTTTGGGTGGGCTTTGGTGAACCACCTAAGCCATAAGTATCCCGGAAACGGTTTAGTTTTGCCAAAACCGATAATGAAACGGTGCCAAAACTGACACTGGAACCTTTACATTTTTACATAAACGCCAGTTTTCGCTTTTGTGTAAAGTTTTGACTTCAGTGGAACGGTTTAATGTACCAGTTCAGGAACAATAACCTTTAACATGGTTAAACCTTATTAAAGGTTTTGTCCATTTCTCCCCTACTTTTGGTAGCCCGGTGAGTAGATAAAAGGACTACCGGGTGACAGGCCCAGGTGGCCGGAACTACGGTTTAGCCCATGACCTGTGTAGTTGCCCTAATCACCCCGGCCCGTACCCTGATGGCTTATGACAGCTTTGTGGGGAATGAAACTGACTACCGGATCACCGTAACGCCTAAGGCTAAACAAATCGGGGACGCCCTGGTTGGTTTCAGTGGATCCTGGCGGACGGGCCAACAGGTATTCAAGGCCTTTGAACGTATGGGGAAGCCCAACCTGGACCAGTTTGTGGCCAACTTTGTGGCTACAGATGATGACTGGACCGTTCTGTTTGCCCAGGGCGGGAAGCTTTATGAAGTCCAGGCCGATAAGTCCACCGTGGAAATAGCGGAAACCGCCGGGGGAATGTTCCACGCCATTGGTTCCGGTGCCGGACCAGCTTTGGGGTCCCTGTACGTAGATCACATAGACCGGGTATCAGTCACTACGGCCCTAGAAGCGTCCCAGGCTTTTATTTCCCAGGTACGTGGACCGTTCTACACCCTAGAAATGCCCCATTAGATGTAGGCTTTTATCAAACCTATGGCCATCAAACTTGACCCAGTTGTATTTGATAAGGAACGTCAGGTCCTTGAACTACGCCTACAGGGCTACACCTTTGACGTAATCGCTGAACACGTTGGCTACGCTAGCCCCGGTTCTGCCCATAACGCCTACAAACGTGGCCTTATGCGGACGCTTCAGGAACCATCCCAGGAACTACGGGACTTGGAAATTGCCCGCCTGGACCGCCTGATGAACGGGGTATGGGAAAAGGCCCTACTGGGTGACGTACCAGCTGTGAACGCTGTGTTGAAAATCCTGGAACGCCGGGCCAAAATGTTGGGACTAGACGCCCCGGCCAAGATCCAAGCGGAAGTGACTAACTATGAAGGTGGAACCGACATTGACAGGGAAGTTGCCCGACTTGCCCAAATCCTGGCCGGTGAACAGGGTGGTGGCGTCCAGGTACACATGGACACACCAACAGGCCCGTCCTGAACAGTTACCCCCCGCTGAACCCTTTAACGTTTGGCTAATCCAGTCAGGCCGTGGGTGGGGTAAGACCCGGACCGGGGCGGAATGGGTCATTTACCAGGCCCTAAAATACGATAAAACCAGGTGGGCCGTAGTTGCCCCTACCTTCAGTGACGCCCGTGACACGTGCGCTGAAGGGGACAGTGGCCTAGTGGCCGTGGCTAATCGCTATGGCGTCCTGGAAGCCTGGAACCGGTCCCTGGGGGAAATCAGGCTAACCAATGGATCCAGGATAAAGCTGTTCAGTGCCCAGGAACCTGACCGTTTACGTGGCCCCCAACATCACGGGGCCTGGTGTGATGAGTTATCCAGCTACCAGTATGAAGACACGTGGGCCCAATTACAGTTTGGCCTACGCTTGAAAAAGGACGATTTAACGCCCCAAACGGTGGTTACGACTACCCCCCGGCCCACCAAGCTGTTCCGTACCCTGGCCAAAAAGCCCGGAACCATCATCACCAGGGGGTCCACCTATGACAATAAGGCCAACCTGTCCAGTGAATTCATCCGGGAGATAGAAGACGCCTATGGCGGAACCCGCTTAGGACGCCAGGAACTGATGGGTGAACTACTACTGGACCAACCAGGTGCCCTGTGGACCATGGATCTAATAGACGCCACCAGGGTGGACCATGCCCCGGACATGTCCAGGGTGGTGGTGGCCATTGACCCAGCTGTGACCAACCATGAAGACAGCGACATGACCGGAATTGTGGTGGTTGGTAAGGGCGTGGACGGACGGGCTTACGTCCTGGCGGACCGTTCCTGTCGTATGTCCCCGGCAGACTGGGCCCAGCGGGCCATCCAGGCGTATGACGAATTCCAGGCGGACCGTATCGTGGGCGAAACCAACCAGGGCGGTGACATGATCCGTACCATTATTAACCAGTACCGGCCAACCATCCCCTACCGTGGAATTGTGGCGAAAAGGGGGAAGCTGTTACGTGCTGAACCCGTTTCTGCCCTTTATGAACAGGGCCGGGTGTCTCACGTAGGGACCATGGTGGACCTGGAAGACCAAATGGTGACGTGGGTAAGTGACCAGGCTAACTATTCACCTGACCGCCTGGACGCCCTGGTTCACGGTATTACTGAACTGGGTATTGGTGGTGGCGGTGGTTCCGCTGACCGGTTCTTTGCCAAGTTGGCCCCGGAATGTCCGGCCTGTGGTATGCCTAACGCCTATGACGCCCGGCACTGTTCAAGCTGTGGCGGTGGCCTTACGCCCCAGGTGGGGGAAGCGGATGGGGCGGACTGGACGGGCCTTCAGATGTAAGACCTAGGCACATGTCGCACAAACACCCTTTATTACTGAACACCTGGCGTAGTAGTTTTGACATGGACAGATCTACCAGGCCACATTCAATACACACCCATACCATGTTGGACAGACGCCAAGTATGGTCAGTCCACGTTTCGCCCACAGCTTTATCTAATCAGACTAAGGAACAGAATGGCACTGTTTAGCCGGAAAAAGAACCAGGACCAGTTGGTTCAACAAATCGTAGATGAACTGGCCAAGGCCGGTGGTATGGCTAACACGCCAATGGCCAACTATGCCCAGTACGCCACCAGTTCCGCCAACATGCCAGCGCAAATGTCCGGTAACGGTGGTCAGGGCCTACTTCAGACCCCCGGCACCCAGGCCAACCCGCTTCCACGCCCGGCTAATTCTTTTGGTTCACAGCTTGGACCGTCTGCCCCGTTCCTTCCCGCCCCGCTAGACCCCGTAGATCCAAGTACCGGACGTGCCCTTCCCCGTATTTGGGAATACCCGGTGGCCTGGAACCTGGACCTGAACCAGCGGACCGCCCCCTGGTCCATCCTTAGGGCCCTAGTGGACCAGTGTGACGTAATTCACCGCTGTATTGAAATCCGGGTGGCAGAACTGGTGAAACAGGAATGGTCCTTTACCCTGACCAACTACGCCATTACCCAAATCATGGAGGAAGAAAACTGTTCACACGCCAAGGCCCAGCGTATTGGCCGTGAACGCTACGCCAACGAACTGAACCGCTTACGGGAATTTTGGGAAAACCCCTACCCGGAACTAGGCCGTGGTTGGAATGAATGGCTTAGTGAATTCCTATGGCAACATTTCGCTTTTGACGGTGTGCCGGTGTACCCCCGTTATTCCCTGGGACGGAAAATACTGGGCTTTGAAATCATTGACGCCCCTACTATCAAGGTGCTGTTGGATAACCGTGGTGCTGTACCAACCCCGCCCGCCCCGGCGTATCAACAGGTTCTGTGGGGTTTCCCCCGTGGTGAGTACCAAACCACCCCTGAAGCGGACGGTGAATTCTATTCCGGTGACGGTGGTGGGGCCTTCCTAAAGGATCAACTGTCCTACTTTGTCCGTAACCGCCGTACCTGGTCCCCCTATGGCTTTAGTTCCGTGGAGGAAGCTGTACCCCTGGCCACGTTGTACCTGGAACGCCAGCGGTGGCTTAAGTCTGAATACGTGGATGGCACTATGCCTATGACGTTCATGGAAACCGACATGAACAGCGACATGGACCCCCTGAAACTGTCCGCTTTTGAACGGGTATTCAATGACAGTCTGATGGGATCCACAGCTGAACGCCACCGTATCAAGGTCCTACCTGGTGGTTTCCGCCCGGTGCCTATGCCTACGGTGGATGAACGCTACAACCCGGACTATGACGAATTGTTAATTAAGCGTATTGGTGCTGTGTTTGGCGTATCTTCAGGCCAACTGGGTATTGTGCCCCGGTCCGGCCTGGGTGGGAAGGGTGAAGCTGATGGCCAAATGGACCAGGCAGAAACCATGTCCCAGCGTCCCATGGAAGAATTTATTGTGGAAATGGTTAATACCCTGTCCCGCCGGTTCCTTAACGCTGATAAGAACGTGACATTTGTACTGACGGACGCCACCAGTTCCCGGAATGAAGAAACTATGGCCAAGGCCTATGACATCCTGACCAAGGGTGGGCTAAAGACCATAAATGACATCCGGGGTGAAATGGGTGAACCGCTTTATGATCTCACGGAAGCTGATGAACCATTTGTGATGACTTCCAACGGACCCGTGTTCCTGAAGGGCCTACTGGCCGTGAGTGGATCCGGTGAAACCATTGAACAAAAGGATGAAAATGACAACAGCACCGTGGGCCAGGCCCAAGAAACAGTCCAAGAAAACGTCCCCCAAGCGGAAGGCCAAGCGGGTTCATTCAGTGAAGACCAAGGCAGTACGCCGGGGGTCAGTGACCAGGACAAGGCGATTGGGCTAGAACTACAGGCCTTTGAAAAGTTTGTCCGTTCACGTGCCAAGACCGGTAACTGGCGGGACTTTAACTTTGAAGCTGTGGAACCCGTTATTGCCAAGGACCTGAACGCCCAGGCGGGCCACATGGTCCGTGAAGGTATCCCCATGGACCTTCACTTTATTCCTAAAGCGGAAAAGACAGGGGAACCCGCCCGCCCTTTTCACTACTGGGGACTGTAGAACACCGCCAGGTTTCTGAACTTCCTGGGATCCAGGATAAGTTGGAAATTGAAGCGTACTACCGCCCCCAGATACAGACAGTCCTAGAACAGACCTTTAAGGGGATGGGTGACGCCATCCGTCAGGCCATGGAAATGTCCATGGATAAGGCCATGTCACCCCAGGACGCTGTAAACGCCCATAACGCCGTACTTCAGAACGTCACCGCTGACCCTAAGAAACTGGCAGACCTACTGAAACAGATTTGGGGTGACGCCGGACTGAAGGGGGCCAAGGAAGCTTTAGCCCAAACTGGCCAAACCACGGGGGTTTCATCATCCCTGTCCGGCATGTTGGGGGGCATTAACTGGGACACCTGGAAGCCGGGAGGAAACCAGCGGGCCCAGGAAGCGGTCATGGGATCCGGTATGAAGAACCTGATGGCCAATAACGGGGTAGTTGCCAGGGGAATTTCGGACACCACCCTGGAACGTATGGGGGACCTTATCGCCAAGGGTATCCAGGAAGGTTCCAGTTACAAACAAATTAGTAAGTCCCTACAGGAAGTCATCAGTAACCCCGTCCGGGCGGACATTATCGCTATCACGGAAACCACACGGGCCTTCAATACGTCTTCCATAGACTTTTACCAGGAAGCCCAGCTACCAGGTTGGGAATGGGTGGCCTACGCCGGGGCATGTCCTAAGTGCCAGGCCCAGGCCGGTCCTAAGCAGTTCAAGGACCCCCACCCACCAGGACACCCCAGCTGTAGATGTTCAGTTATCCCGCTTATGGACAGTTACCTGACCAACCCAGGGGACCGTACAACGCCTACACCAAGTACCACGGTCCGTAAGCCCCGTACTTCCCGCCCGGCTAATAACGCCACGCCTACAGATCTACCAAGCGTGGCCCAGCAGACCCCTGGAATGGTCACGGAAGACGTGCCATGGGTCCCGTCTATGACGGAAGAACAGGCCGTGGACTGGGGCGGTGACACCATGTACACCTACCTAGACGAAAAACAATACAAGGCCATTTCCCGTGTTGGCTTTGATACTGACGTGAAGTACCAGGTGGTTCCGGGAGGAAACTTTAGTTTTGGCAACGGTGCCATTCTGTCCAGCACCCCAGCGGAAGCTTCCCAGGG